AATATTTTTTGCATGTCTTGTTTGGAATCTGTGACGACGAGATGCATATTCTTTAGATTCTCCTTTTTTCTTTGGTGATCCTTTTACACCTCTCTGACCAAAACGAATAATTTTTTCTTTTCCACCTTCACATGCTTTTACAACATGAGATTTTCCAGTAAGTGAATCGCCAACTGCTTGTGCTTTTGGTTTATTGCACTTCATTTTGGATTTATCTATTGCTTCAACCATAAACTGACTAAAAGTTTTTTGCTCTGCTTTCATTTCTCCACTATCAACATAATCTGCGGCAGTATCAATATAATCTGCAGCTTTAGTAATTTTTGATTGTACCCACGCTTCTACATTACCTTCACCCTTCATTTTTTTACGAAGTCTCTTTACAGCAGAATCAATAGTTGAAAGTTGAGATCTTACCATTGAATGCTCGTGGTCATATGACTCTGGAAAATTTCCAGGATGCACTGTAGCAATACTATATTTCTTCTGATTTGGTGAGAGTGATGCAGGTTGAGAAAACATATCCCAGTATTTTGGACCATATTTACATTCTGCTCTTGTTTCACATTTATCACATTTGGGGCAGTATCTTACCATTTCCATTTCTTCATTTGCTTTCACGCAACGATTATATGTTTTACCAAATAATTTTTGCGTGCCTTTCTTTTCATATCCTGGCCAACACTTCTTTGCTTCATCAACAATAACCTCTTCAGACTTTGTGCCCCAGTTTGCTGCTCCCACTTTGCGGCATTTTACCAGTGCTCCGGAGTTTCCCGTAATAGTTATAATTCCATTATTATCGGTTTCTTGAAGCATAACCCAGGTTGCATTTTCGGTTTCTGGACACCAAACATCGGAAATATTTTCTGAAATTAATTTAAAATTGCTAGTATTTTTAAATCTTTTATTGCTACTGTAGTTGCATGAGTAAATATCTAGATTTTTATTTTTTTTCCAAGTCACTATTCCACAGTTTAAAAATGCTGATAGTAAAAACGCATCCCTGTGAGATATGTCTTTTTGTTTAAATCCAAAAGATTGCTTTTCACCGTAAGAACTTGTATATAACCAATCTAATTCTTCTATATTTTTTATGTTCTCTGTTATTCTTTCAACTTTTTTTTGATTTCCATCATAAACAATTGCGCTGAACAACCAAGTTTGTCTTTGTTCGTCAGTTATATCTAAAATATATTTTACCCAATTGTCTCCGTACTTAAATATTTTGTCTTTTTTCAATTTGTTTCCACCACTATAAGGTGCAGAAACTACTAAATGTTTATTGTATTTGTTTTGCAATAAATCACTAGTTTCTATTAAACACTTATCGTTTATTCTATTATATTTTTCGATTCTAGTTCCTTTAATTTCAGGCAACTTGACTACCCATTTATGATTATCTGTGCATTCGAATATGAATCCATTATTTCCACTTTTAATTATGTTTGTTTTTACATTTTTATATCTATGTAGATTTAATATTGGTTTAAATTCTAATTCATCATTTTCAATATTATAAGTCAATATTTCATCACCTATGTTAAGATCATTAACATTTTTCCAAGAATCTCTAGTTAAAGCTTTTGTACTATTTTCTGGGACACAAGCATATGCACTTGGCCAAACAGAATATCTTGATTTTACTTTATGGTAGCAAGCATCTTTAGATCCGCTACCTTTTCCAGGTTTGTCTTTTTTTGCCTCGTTAATTTCCATTGATTCTTTAATTCCTGGTTCTGCTTTTACGTAATTGGGATCTTTTTTACCCTTGGCGAATGTAGAAACCATTGTCGGTTTTGCCCCACCAGATTTTGCTTGTTGACTTTTATCTTTTTGTCTTTTTCTACGAACTGCTGACTTAATAAGCGAAAGTCCTTTTTTACCTTTTCTTTTGAGTGCCTTTAATCTTCCACTACTAAAACATTTAGGTGTCTTAGTTTCACCTGGTTCATTTGCACATGGAGAACCATCTGCTTGAACCCATCCAGGTTTCCCTTTTTTAGAACGAGAACCTTTAAACCAATGATGAAGTGTTCCCATTAAAATTAATTTATTCTTTACTATTTAGAAAACCTTGTTTTAATAATTTTGAAAGATCTGATGTTGATCCAACAAAGACTGCATTATTTGTTACATTATTAGTTGTTTTTACAGATTCTTCCTCAACATCTTTAAGTTTTTTCTGCAAGTCTATAAGTTTATCTGTAACATCACCAACACTTTTAATAAGCTGACCTGCAACTTCATATGCTCTAGGGCTTCCACCTTCTCCAGCAAGTTCCATTATTCCATTGATTGCTTCTTGACCTTTTTCAATCAAAGAATATAAATTTGCTCTAGTGTACTCATAGTCCTTTTGAATATCATCCGATTTTATTGGAGATATATTCAATTCCTCTTTTACTTTTTCTATCTCAACAATATCACTCTTAATATTGAGAGCAGAATCTAATCCTTCATAGTTATTACTCATAACATATCAAATATCATCTTGCTGTGTTGGACTATAAGTTTTGGAATCATCGAAAGTATCCCAAACTTCAGTAAATCCAAAATCATCATCAGGGCCTGCATCAATAGGATCTGGAGTAACAGTATATCTCATTTCTCTTTTTGCCGTTGCAGTATCTGTGGAATTATAATAATCAACTTGTACCTTACGAATAAGTCCGTCTGTAGAATCTGCAATTGGACCAAATAAATATGTTTTCGCAGTAAAATTGAGTGTATAAATCAAAGATCTTCTTGTTGTGAAATTTCCTTCATAATCATCTTGAAATGAAATATTGTCTAATACAATTGGTATATCCCTTTTCTCTCCTATAGAACTAATCAAATCTACAGTTAAATTGAAAGATGGTTGAAAATAAGGTAATATCTGCTCAATAATTTGTAAAGCATCATCATTTAACTTACTAAGGATATTTAGTTGAAATCCAATATTATATGGAACTGGCATAAAAACCTTTTTCAAATTTGTCCCATCTAAAGCTTTGAATGTCTGAGTTACTCCTGCTTTTCTAGTCGAATCATATTGAATTGATGTCATTTCAAAGGACATTCTGGGTAAAGTTATGGCAATTGCTTTATTTAATTGTTCTTGTTGCTCAATTTTTGCCAAAAACTTTTGCATTGGTCCATATGAAAGACCAACTTTCAAATCTGAAATTACATTATCTGAATTATTTTTATGCTTTATATGAATATCGTTAAAAAGAGTACCAAATGAAACTATTGTTTTTCTGATAATTTCATGATAATAATATGTGCCTAACATTAATATACTCCAAATGGATTTTTTTCTGTGAAATCTAAAATTTTATCTGCTTCATCTTCTATTTCTTTATTATCAGAATATTTATCACTCTTAGAAGTATCATCTTCATATGATTTTAATGTGTAAATGGCAGATGAAGAGGATCCAACAATACTCTCACCTTCACTAAATTTACCACTATTTATAGAAACTCTAAGAATCTTATCAATATCTTTACCGGGATTTGTCCAAGATCTAACTTCTGCGGTAGTTCCTGAAAGTGATCCAGTTACTGTTTCTGAAACAATATAAGTCCCAAATCCTACATTTGGTGGTGGAGAAACATTTATATTTGGTATAGAGGTATACCCAGATCCAGCATTTGTCATCAAAACTTCTGATAATCTACCAGCACTAATTCTTGATATTGCTGTTGCGGTTGTTCCACCGCCAACTGGAGGATCTATTGTAATGGTTGGTGGTATGTAATATCTATCACCTTTATCCACTATTCCAATATTTAGAATTGATCCTGTAGATATTATGCAAGTTGCTATTGCACCAGAACCAGAACCACCAATAATAGACACTGCTGGAGGTTCTGTATACCCATATCCGGCATTTGTAATTAAAATTTCTTTTACTGAATGAACACCACCAACAGAAGTTGTTATTGCAACTGCTTTTGCAGTTTTTGATAGTTCTGAAACACTAATAGCTCCTAATATTGATGAGGTATCTGGATTTCCTGTCGGTGGACTTATACTGACTGTGGGTGTTTCTGTGTATCCATATCCATCATTCAATAAAACTACTTTACTAACTCCAAAAAGAGGACTTATTGCTGATTGACAACTAGCAGATCCTCCAAATGCAACTAATTTAAGATCTGTTATATATCCAATGTCCTCCATAACATCATCTATTTCGGAAATGCCAGTATCAATTTCTTCATCTTCATATTCGAATAATTCGCAAGATAATTCATAAACATAATTTTTTCCCAATTGATAAAATGGTTTTTCCATTTCAACTCGTTTTATCTCAAACAATCTTTCTCCCAAAGGGAAAAAAATTAAATCACCTTCTTTTGGTCTACTTACAAATGCCAAGTCTTCACCTTGGTAATATGCCCTAGATAATGACATTATTTCAGATAAGTAGGGTGATATAAATTCTTCAAATCTTTCTTTTGATATTACTAATGAAATTTCATTGTTTAATTTTATTCCAAATTTAGACATAATATCACTATCTGGACCATAACCATCATAATTATTCAAATATGCTTCTATTGTAAAATTAGTATCAAATTTAGATGAATTAACTTCATTGAGGATATTGTCAGTTTTAAGTAATTTTCTTGGAATATAGTAAACTTCTATTCCATATATTTTTAAGTTTTCATTAATTAAATCTTGAATAAGACTTTGTTCTCCAGGAGATCCCTGTAAAAAGAAAGGATTGAGTGCCATTGTTATCCAATAAAATCGTAAGGTGGTAATTCATATTCTAAAGACATTCTTTGCTTTATATCTTCCAATTCTCTTACAGAGTCATCATATAATTGTCTACCATTTAATTCAATTCCTCCGGGCAATTTCACTCCTTGAAATTTAATTAAATTTTGTCCCCATTGCTTTTTAATCAAAGCAGTTAAATACTTTTTAACAAAAGAATCATTATATATCTTTGAGAATGATTGAGGATCCAGAGCTCTATAACAATCTATTACAATATAAGTATCTTTAGATTGAGATTTCCAATCAATATCTAGATATAATCGATTCTGCCTTTTGT